CGTCCGTCGGGTAAGACCAGTCGATGCCGGCCGTGTGCACGTTCTGGCCGTTGGTGAACGTGCAGCCCCAGTCGGCGCACGAGTACTCGGTGATCCAGAGCGGCAAGTTGTACTTTTTGTTGACGCTCGTGAGGTAGTTGAGGAAGCTCGAGGAGTTGGGTGGACCGTACCAGTGAATTGCGATAAAGTCTGGGAACTTGGGCTTGGGCGTGATCTGAGAAACTTGGATCAAAAAGTTGTCCAGCCAGATCCCGGGGTCGAGCAGGACGTGGTTCGGAATGCCGGGCACGTTGCTGATGTCCACGGTGATGGGTGCCGTGACGCCGGTCGGCGCCGGAGTGTTGTTGGCACTCGACCCTGGGTGCAGGAGACTGCCGTACATCACGGGGCTGCCGAGCCGCCGGTTCGCCGCTGCCGCGATGCTCGGCCAGTACTGGACCGCCTGACCGACCGTCATGTTCCCCTGGGCGTTGGCGTTTGTGCCGTCCGGCTCGTTGTACGCGAGCACGATATTCTCCTGGCCAGCGACGTTGAGCGTCTGCAAGTTCGAGATGACCTGCGTGACATTCTTCACCTTGGCGATGTTCCAGACCATCGGCGTAAAGAGGATGCCTGGTGGGGCGGGGGCTGGCGGCGTCGCGCCCCACGTGTAGTACCAAGCCGTGTTCAAGCTGTGGATCTTGGCGGCGGCCGTCGGATCGCCCACGCCTGCGACAAAGCCTTTCTTGCGTGCACTCCCGTTGTTGGGCACGGACAGGGTTTGCGGGATGGCCACCGGTGGCGCGCTCGGCGCCTCCGCCGGCGCCTCGACGGGTGCAGCCGCCACGTGGGCAGGTGTTGGCGCGGGTGGCGGGTCCGGGTGGTCCGCTTTAGCTGCTGCGTGGTCCGAGGTTGCCTTGTCCACCGGACGGGCAGTGGTCGGAGGCGCTGGTACGGGCGCCGAACGGGTCACCACCCCTATGGAATTATAAACAGTTGTGAAAATGTTTGTGTCTGTAATCTGGGGAGCGTTGGCACCGAGACTACAAGTTTGCATATTGTTTCCACAGACAGTCAGACCCGTGACATTGGTCAGTCCTCCATTACCGTCTACACAATTTTTAAAAGTTCTTTTACAATTGTCTGTAAACTGTTGGACACTGGGTGAGCCACCTGGCAGTGACGTGCCGCCCGGGGGGGTCACGGTCACGGTCACTTGTTTGGTGACGGGCGGGGCAGCCTTGGCACTCTTGAGCGCCAACCCGGTCACAAGCATGCTCAGTCCGATGTAAAACATAAATTGTGAAAGAATTGTTTTGTTTGTGAATGAAGCGTACACAAAGGCGACGCCAACACCTATGGCCGAGTTGTTTCCTTCAAGTTTGCTCATACCAAAGTACGTTCCCAAGGCGGCGCCGACCGCCACGAGCGTCGCCACGGCCGTCAACTGGCCCTCGAGGCTCGTGTACATCGTGTAGCCCCAAGCGGCGGCGGCAACCACCGCGAACATGACGATCGACAAGATCTTGCCGGTTCCCATGGTCACCCACGGAACCTTGCTCATAAAGAGGCCGTACACGGCGACTGCCACCGGCAGCACGAGTTGCGGGACGAGCCCGAGGTCTTGGGGGAACACGAAGAGCACGAGTGCTATGAGCGCGAGCATGAGGATCACCGCCTCGATGTGCTCGAAGGGCTTCCTGTCGTCCACGTCACCCTTTTTGGCCAGCTTCCTGGCCATCACATAACACGCGACGGTGTTTACGAGGAGCAACGCGTGACTCCTGTCCATATAATACTCTTATAAAATATTAATGGACCGTCTTGCGAAGCGCCTGAAACTCAGACACGTCTCGGGCACCATCGTGCACCACTGCGCCTTGTTGTTAAAGATATACAAGGGTGGCGTGATCCGCAAGGGGTGGTGTGTTTACGGCAACGAGTGCTGCGAGCACTACTGGGTGGAGGCTGACGGCAAGGTGTACGACATAGGGTACGAGCTGGGCTGCCTGTACAGCCCCGAGCTAATGTCGCTCTCACCGGTCCTGCACGCCACCAAGCCAGAGGGTGTTACTTTCGTGGACGAGAAAGAGCCCATCCGGGAAAAAAACAGGGAACTTTTTGAACTGTGGAACGAGAATCCAAGGACGTTCTGGGCAGAGGCACCGAACGACGTCAGGACTTTACAAGTTTGACAATTTTGCGGACCGATGCAGGCAGGCCGATCTTGAACGTGTTGTACATCATCTCGAACGTGTCAGTGGCGCCACGGATCTCGATGCCAACCAGATACTTCATTTCAGGTCTCTCGTTGTGCAGCAGCGTGATGAGGCTCATAGCCGCCTTGACGTTCACGTCAGACAGGTTGACGCCCTTGAGGTTCACGACCGTAATCTCCTTCATGGAGTTTGTGTCCATGAAGCGCTCGATGTCGTTCAGCATCGGCCTGAGCTCGTCTGCAATCTTGGCAGCGCTCTCAGGCGTCTCGGGCTGGCGACGCAGATACTCGGTGGCAAGCAACTCGACGTAGAGGTACTTACCATCGGGGTGGAATTTCAAAAAGTCCATGCATATTTATGGCATTGTATTTTTATCTAGATCCTTTCTTCAAGTTGTCCACAGCCCACAGGGGTTGCAAATTTGACCAATGAAAACATTCTTTTTGTTTTTCAGGGCTCGCCAAGTCAAATGAAGCACACGGTTTTATATGATCTATATGCCAATCGCCGTAGTTTTGCCATGTCATGCCTTCGGTGAATTTGGACGCGAGGTGGGTCTCGAGATCAGCCCTTGAGCAACCAACGAGTTCCATAGTTTTGCCAGTCTTTTTACTAACTGTTAAATAGAGCCTTGTACTAAGATTATGTCTAATTCTGTATGAAGGATCTGTATCCCGGCGTTTCTGTTCACGCTCACGTTTCTGTGCGTTAATATAATTCTTATTAGTCAATCTCCATTCACGAGACTTACTATTATATTCTTCGCGATTAGTATCACGTTTCGTTTTTTCTATATCGTTTCTACATATTTTGCATCTATTTATACCCTTGGCGAATTCTATGCGCCGCTTTTCAACCCCACACACGTTGCATATAGCTACGGAGTTAGGTGAAGGGACTTTAAGAGCCTCTTTAGTGCATTTTTTACATATGTTTCTATAACCATCCTTTGCCTGCTTATTTATACCGAAAAAAACCATATCATATTCTTTATCGCATCTTCGGCAAGTTTTCATTATATGATATGGTTTTTTATTTCTTAATACAACACCCCTGGCCGGGGTCGAACCGGCGTCAACGATTTAGAAGATCGCTATACTATCCACTATACTACAGGGGTTGCTCCAACCGAGGATCGAACTCGGATTTGCGGCTCATAAGACCACCACACTAACCAGTTGTGTTATTGGAGCACCTGGGCTCTTTGCCCCCATATATATAAATACTTTTTTCTTTAATACAAGTATGAAGGGTCTCATCAGAGTGTTGGACGTCGGCTTCGTCGCGTCCCTTTGCTTTCTGTTTGCATTCTTTTTCTCACGTGCGCTCGACAAGCTGTTCGGCGAGCCGGACATGCGCAAGAGCAGAGGCCGGCGGCTTGCAGAGGTCACCATGCAGTTCGGCATCATCGGCGTGGTCGTGTACTTGGCGCGGTCCATCATAAAGAAAATACCGTTCCCTCTGGACGGGTACAAGGGCTATGACCACCGCGCCCTCGCAGAGTTGCGCAGCTTGCCGCTGATGGTTTTCATTTTCATGTTTTTCCAGTCAAATTTACAGAAAAAGGTTAAGAATCTGTGAATTTGAGTAAGCTCCCCCGACAGGTTTCGAACCTGTGACATTCAGGTGCCACGCGTCGAGGTGCAAGCACCTCTCCTAACAGCCTGACACTCTACCTACTGAGTTACGAGGGACCAGAGAGCAGTTTAGCGACATGCTTAGGTCGATAGTCCCAGGGAGGATCGAACTCCCATTTCGAGATTCAGAGTCTCATGTACTAGCCATTATACTATAGGACCTTTTATTTCTGACCTGGCGGAATCGAACCACCGACCTAAGGATGACTGACCATCCGAGACAGGCTTGTGGCCTACAGTCCTTCGCTCTACCAATTGAGCTAAGGTCAGATGTATACTTAGAGTGTTTTTTCTTTAACTATATAAATGCAGACACGAAGTGCTAAAAAGTCGAATAGCAACAACTGGCACCCGCCTATGAGGCACCACGAAGACGTCTTCCGTATTTAGTGCCAGATCGAGTCGACGATCCGCCAATTGATGCACTGGGTCGCGTCCATGTAGACGTCCCGCTTGAGAATCTTTTTGAGATCTTTCTTCGGGATCTTTGTTTCGCGCGTGTAGATGGTCTTGAAGCGTTCCATAAACTGTTCGAGGTTGGACATCTGGTCCTTGAAGTCCTCGAACTTGCCCCACGTCCCGTCCATATTGAGTTGGTGAATGAGCACGTACGAATTCTCGGTCATGTGCCTGGTCCGCCCGCCCAACAGGATGAATGTGGCTGCCGACGAGCACACGCCGTCCGCGATCGTGCGCACCTTGACTTGCTTCGAGAGCGACCGCAGGCAGTCCATGGCGCTCAGGCCCGAGTGGATGTCGCCACCGTCGCTGCGAATCCACACGCGAACTTCAGGCCGCCCGTGGATGTCCAGTTCGATGTACTTGGTCCGGAGCTCCTTGGAGAGCTTTCGGAGCTTCGTGTTGAGCTCAAGGACCGACTCTTCGCATACCTCACAGTAAAAGTAGACGTCCGAGCCCTCCACCTTGACGAATGATGGCTCCTCAGGCTGTTTCTCGCACGTGCACGCCATTTCTTGTACAGTCAGCACGGCTGTGTTTTAGTTGAAGAAAAGGCCGCGACGTTCGCGCACCGGTCCTCGGCAGACGGGGCAACTGTTTGCATTTTTGCACTTGTTCACACACACTTCGCAGAACGTGTGACCGCACGGGTCCAGGTAGGTGCTGACGTCATCTTCCATGCATATGGGGCACGCCGCGCCTTTGCGCTCCGTCTTGAGGATTTCACGGAGCGCGTCCACCTTGCCCGCCTTTTCGGAAAACTGGTCGACGAGCTGCGTCAGGCCACAGTCGAGCTCGAACTGGGTGATGATCTCGTCCATCTTTTCGTGTACAGCCGAGCCGCAGAGCTTGTCGTGCATGGACCGCAGGGTCGCCATCTGGTCATAGAGCTTCATAATCTGAGAATTAATTTCAAGAATTTCTCTGGAGGTGGTCACGAGCTCCTCTGTGAGATGCTCTCGCTCAGCCTTGAAGGATTCCCACTCTCCAGGGACTTCAAACTTTTTATGGGGAATCTCTACCCACTCTGGTAGGCGCTCCTCCTCCAGCTCAGCAAACCCCAACATTTATTGAACAGTTTTTTATCTTTTTAAATTATAAAGATGGGTAACCTCGCCCTCCTTCAGAAGATCTTGGTGCTTAGCATCGCCATCACTCTGATATTGTCTCCGGTACAGGACTTCCTGGACCCGGGCCGGTCCCGTGTCCCGAGCGTGGCCATCAAGTCGGTGGCTCAGATGCTGATGGGCGTGTTCCTTATCTACTTTTGGCTGACGGTCATGGCCGGCCAGTAAAGCACCCGCGTTTATCAGGTGGGCGGTTGATGTTCAGGTGACCCTTGGTGGCTGACACTATCGCCTCTATAAGCTCGTCCACCAGTTGGTGCTCATAGGTTTCATCCAAACAGTTCAGAAGAAGTTTCTTTTTGTCGTGGACAGGCTCGTGCTCCACGAGTTCCATACCTGTCAGAACAGTCTCGACTATACTCTTGGGACTCTTCTGAGAAAGTTCAGAAACAATTCTTTCAATTCTTTTTTTTTCACCGTCAAGGTGGGTCCGAGTGAGGTCAGCGAACATTAATTTTGTGAGTGAATATTAAATGCCGGAGTTTGATGCAACCACTGTGATCGCCCTCCTGCTTGCACTGGTCATGATGGCTATGGGTATCGCCACCATTATCCAGGCGTCCAAGGCCAGCCCCCAGGACAAGCCCAACATCGGCTTTGGTGCCGTCTACATGGTGGCTTCTGCTGCGCTCATGTGGGGTGTTGGTAACGTATTGATGTCGTCTTAAAAAAAAGGATAAATAAATAACTATGAAGCACCTTCTGGGTTATATCGAGTGCCCTGCGATCGAGTACATCTCTGATCTGCAGGACAAGATGGATGCTGTAGCGACCGACTGTAATTTCACGGTTGTTGCGTGCTCGTTCCATCAGTTTGATCCAGTAGGGGTTACCGGGGTGCTTGTGCTCGCTGAGAGTCACTTCAGCGCGCACACATACCCCGAAGACGGTAAAGTGTATCTCGACGTCTTCTGTTGTTCACCAGACTTTTCACCAGAAGATTGCGCCAAGAGTATTTTCAGGCATTTCAAAGTGGATAAGGCTTCGTGGCAAGTAATTAACAGACAATGATTTTCACTTGGCTCGAGGACGAAGAGCTCCGCGAGATTGGCTGGGAAGAGGAACACATCCGGTCCGGTCTCGTTGGCCAAGTGGCGGCGTTCTTTTTCGTGAAGGACAAGGATGACGTGTACAACGTCCGGCGCAACTTTATCCCTCGGACGTATGACTTCCAAGAGGATGTGACGTTTCGCGGCGAGGAGTGGGCGGCTCTTATCACGACCTGGATTTAGGTCCCAGGAGTCCTTTAAGGAGTCACTCTTGGGCCCGAAGGCCGCCCCGAAGGGCTATTTTTCCAAGTCGAAGACTTGCATTTTTTTGACATTTAGTTGGCGAACGCGAGGCCGCCCATGCCAGACTGGATGCGCAGGATGTTGTAGTTGATCGCGAACAGCTTCTGCAGGGTCGCCTGGTTGCGCACTGCGGCCTTCAGGTTCACCGACACCTGAGCGTTGTCGATGCGCGAGAAGTTGCACGTGCCGGTCGGCTGGTGCTCCTCCGGCTTCAGCGCGAAGGAGTACACGTACACACCCGGGTAGGGGGTGCCCGAGTGGTACTGGAACGGCTGGTACTGGTTGAAGTACTTGCCGGTCTGGGCCGCGAAGCGGTCCTGGCCGTTCAGCACCAGCTTGAAATTGTGCAGGGGGCCCGCCTCGTACACACCGTTGACGGGCTGGCCCTCCTCAATCCAGTAGGCATTGCAAGAGCCGGCAGTCGACAGAGCCGAGGCGTTGGAGTACAGGTGCGGGCAGCCCGCCACGTGGGGCAGGATGAAGTTGTTGGCGTTGAGGAAGTTGGCCGCGTTGACGGTCACGTTCACGTTCGCCGTGCTGGTGGAGAAGTTCCACATGCCGTTGTAGTTGGCGGTGGTGGCGATGGTCGTGGACGTGCTCGGGTTCTGGTAGCACCAGATCAGCTCCTTCACCGGGTGGTTGAAGGACAGGCGCACCAGGGCGGGCGACGTCTCGGTGGCGGACGAGCACGTGTCACCGCCGGTGTGCTGCACCTGCTCGATCAGGTACTCGTGGCCCTTCTGGGCGAAGCGGCGGCGCTCCTCAGTGTCCAGGTACACGTAGTTGGCCCACACATCCACACCGTTGCTGCCGAAGTAGGCGGTGTAGTAGTTGGTCAGGTCGAAGTCCAGGCGCACCTCGTGGTACTGCAGGGCAATCAGCGGCAGGAACAGGCCCGGGTTGCGGTTGAAGAAAAACAGCAGCGGCAGGATCACCTTCGCCGGCGCAACGCTGGCGTTGGTGTCGGACGTGCCCCAGGACGTCAGCTTGCCGTAGTTGATCTTCTCGGACTCCGGCAGGAACACCTCGGCGTACAGGCGGAACCACGCCTGGTAGTGCTTGTCGATGCGCTGGCCACCGATCGTCAGCTCAACGGCCGCCACCGCGCGCTCGGCCACCCAGTTGGTGTCCGTGCCCGTGTTGTTGGACGTCAGGTTGCCCGAGTTGGTCAGGGTCGGCTGCAGAGCCAGCCACATGTCACCGACCAGGTCGCCGTTGCGGGCGATGGTCACGGACACGCGAGCGCCGTTGCCGGCCGTGCCGTTCACGGTCTGCAGGATCGCCTCCATGGCGAAGTTGGTGTGGCGCTTGTACACCGCCTGGAAGAAAGTAACCTTGGGCTGCCCAGTCAGGTACACATCCTGAGCGCCATAAGCAACGAGCTGCATAAGTCCACCGGCCATTTTGTACTATACTCCAAGAAAAAAATTTCGGCTGGACCGCGTCGGGAAGGCGCACATAAAAAAGTCCCAGTATACTAAATGTCCGCCCCTGAGGAACGCGATGATGACGTGATGCCCGAGGGAGAGGAGGATGACGAGTTCGATATGGACGACGGCGAGGAGGGCATCGACCTGATGGATGCCCTGTCGAGCCTGCTGACCACCGACGACGGTGACAACCTGGCCACCGTCCTGGCCGGCATCAAGACCCAGCTGGAGATGCAGAACAAGATCCTTGTGAAAATTTTTGGCGTCCTGAACAAAGCCGCATAAAAAAGTGTTGCGAAAGATATATATGGCGAAGGACAAGACTGAGCAGCAGAAAAACCGTATGGAACTGATGCGCTCGGCTGTCCGGAGCTTCACCGCCGCTGAGGTGGAGAAACAGATTCTTGATTTTGAGGATTCACTGAACATCAAGGATGGTAGGGGGAACAAGGCGGCGCCGCTTCAAACTTCATTTCAACTCTTTTTTCACGCTGATGACCTGGATACCAACGGGTATCCCAAAAATAACGTAGACATGGAAGACGTCAGACACCAGAAGAAACGCTTTGCAAACTTCCTGACGGCGCTCTACCATCGTGCTGAGGAATTGAACATCCGCACCAAGGCTTCGACCGACATCAACTCCGATGAAATGACCCTGAACCGCCGCCTGATCCGCATCTCCAAGATGGTGGAGTCGGCTTACCAGATGGTTCTAAGCCAGGTTCAAATTTACGAGTCGGTGACCAGCTCGGATCTCGTGCAAAAAGTAATTCCTGAGGATGCGGTCTATCGGGGCAACCCCATCGACCTTGATGACGCTGAGAATACCAACTCGGCCTATCAGAACCTGCTGCTCTACCTGCTCAACCAAGCGTATGCCGACAACCTGTGCCGTTACGGCGACAGCTGCTGCGAACAGATCAAGACGCCCGAGGGCCACCTGACCAAGGCCTGGAAGCCCATCATGGAGATCAAGGACTTTGTGTACGACCGGACCCAGAAGGAGGACAACTATGAGATGTGGCGCAACCTGACGAGCAAGGGCGGCATCGTCGCTGACGTCATCCGTCACCTGTCCAACTGCAAGGACTTTCAGTTCCCTGAGATCAAAAAGAATCGCAACGTCTGGTCGTTCCGCAACGGCATCTTCAACGGCCGTGTCGAGGCCGAGGACGGCTCCGTGTCCTCCAAGTTTTACACGTACCGCAGCGACGAGTTCAAGACGCTCGAGCCCACGATGGTGTCCTCCAAGTACTTTGACCAGGAGTTTGACCACTTTGACGACCTGGCAGACTGGTACGACATCCCGACGCCGCACATGCAGTCGGTCATGGACTACCAGCGCTTCCCGGAGGACGTCTGCCGCTGGCTGTACATCTTCTGCGGCCGCCTCTGCTACGAAGTGAACGATCTGGACAGTTGGCAGGTCATTCCGTTCCTGAAGGGTATCGCGCGTTCCGGCAAGTCCACGATCATCACAAAGGTTTGCAAAAAGTTTTACGAGGGCCAGGACGTCAAGACGCTGTCGAACAACATCGAGCGCAAGTTTGGCCTTGAGTCCATCCACCAAGGCTTCATGTTCATCAGCCCCGAGGTCAAGGGTGACCTGGCGCTCGAGCAGGCCGAGTTCCAGTCTCTGGTGTCCGGTGAGGACATGAGCATCGCTCGCAAGTGCAAGTCGGCTGTGAGCCTGACGTGGAATGTGCCTGGTATCTTGGCTGGTAACGAGGTGCCCAACTGGAAGGACAACTCCGGCTCGGTGCTGCGCCGCTTGCTGACGTGGAACTTTGGCCGCCAGGTGATGGAGGCGGACCCGAAGCTGGACGACAAGCTAGAGCTCGAGATCCCCGCCATTCTGTGTAAGTGCGTCAAGGCGTACCTGGAGGCTTCACGCAAGTACAACGCTCAGGACATCTGGAACGTCGTACCCCAGTACTTCAAGACGGTCCAGACGCAGGTGGCGATGATCACCAACACGCTGCAGCACTTCCTGGCGTCCGAAAAGGTTCGCTACGGCAAGGACCTGTGCTGCCCTCAGAAGTTGTTTGTCCACGTGTTCAACCAGCACTGCCAAGAAAACAACCTCGGCAAGCCCAAGTTCAACCCAGACTTTTACGCCGGGCCCTTCAGTTCGCGCGAGATCGAGGTCCGTACAGAGACGCGCATGTACAAGGACAAGTCCTATGCGGCTCAGCCCTTCATCTTCGGTATGGACATCGTCCAAGAGACGCTGGATTTTAATGATAACTACTAGTAACGGGAGTATGGAACGCTTCAGGAACGTGGTGCGCCGTAAGGTGCTACCCCCTAAATCGAACTATACAGTTACAAATAAGGGGCCCTTCACATTCACCCCTGTGGAAGTGACGAGCACCATCATTGCCGTCAAATACCCAGGCGCTGTGAACAAGGTCATGGACATTGGGCGCGTCTCAAATGTCCACGAGATCAAGGGCTTCAAGGCCACCGGTGGCGCCGCCATTGTTCGCTACTTAAAGAATAAGGCGGTGCCGATCGGCGAGAATAGCTTGAATGACGTGAAAAAGTGGAGCATGCGCATCAACTTTTCGAACCCGTCCTCGACCGCCCACGTGTCGGTCGAGAAAAACGACACGGTCGTGATCACCAGCTCAGGACCGTACGAGCGCGTCCTCCGCTTCCTGCACAAGCACTACTTTCCAGGCATATTCTACTCGGACGTGAAAGTCTCCAAGATTGACGGCCGGACGCACGTGGACGCGCGCCTCGACCTCGAGCGCATGGACACCGAGATAGACGCCAAGGTGCCTCGGAGCGTCGCGTACTTTGGCTACGAGCGCGAGCTTTATGCAGGCGGCAAGCTCAAATGGGTCAACCCCAAGGTGACGCTCGTGCTGTTCGCCAACGGCACGATCCTCTTCCTTGGCGCCAAGAGCATGGAGGTGGTGAAACAAATACAAACAATTTTTTCAGAATTGTTCACCAAGTACAACCTGGACCCAGCGACTGCTGTCCGGATGTTTGTGAAAAAGCCTGTACCGGCGCGCAAGAATTTGGCCGCCAAGCGCAAGAAGGGCGCTGGCCGTTACGAGCCCGCCTTTGGCTACGACGAGCCCCAGCCAGGGTTCTATGTGCGTCCCGGTGCCAACAAGGAGCCGCGTCTTTACCCGGTGCCCTCGCCCTCCAAGCTGCCGCTTGTGCGCCAGAAGGTGCTGCGCGCCTACACGAATGCAGGTGTGCCGATCCCGCAGCACGTGAAGAATCTCTTTGGCTTTAACGCGAGCGTGAAGCTCAAGGAAAAGGCTGAGATCCGCCGCGCACCCAACTGGAGCTCCGTGCGCGAAGGCTTTTATGTGCGTCCCGGACCGGGCGGCCAGCCCTATTTCTACAAGGTGCCCAAGGGCATCGCCGCTGGCCGCAAGACGGTCATCGCCGCGTACCAGACGGCGAACCGTCGCATACCTTCGCCAGTGCGCGCCATCTTCAACATCCCCGCCTCTCTGGCGCCCCAGCACCTCCCGGTGCAGCACATGCTAAACCGCAACGCCAAGGGCCAACTCAGACTCAACGGCAAGCAGATGGGCCGCTACACGCACGAGCAGCTCCTCAAGGTGGCTCGCAACCTCAACATCCCTGGTGCAAACGTCAAGATGAAGATCGCCAACCTGGCCAACGCGATAAAGACCAAGCTCGGCAGCCCGCCCGCTGGCACCCCCAGCAACGCGAACCTCGAGCTCAACGGTGTGCCCATCTCCTTCCTCGTGAATGGACGCGTTATGCGCGGGAAGCGTGCGCGCCAGTGGGCGACCCTCAAGGCGGACGAGCAGAATGCCATCGCCAAGGCGTACCTGGTCAATACCAACTACGCCAACTGGCTGAAGGTGCCCAAAAAGGACCAGTACACGACCATCCTGGCGCTCAAGGCGGGCTACAACAAGCCAATCGTGTTCACGCCCTCGCCCTCGCCGAACCGTAGCGCCCCGGAGCCCGCGCGCTCTCGCACCACCTCCCCGGCACGCACGGCGCCCGTCAGCCCCAAGTCTGCGCTCATGGCCAACCTCAAGAGACAGATCGAGACCGCCTTTGGCAACAAGTACAAACACCTGCTGCGAAACCACGATGTGGCCAACCTGTACAGAGAGATCTCGAACTTGCCCAAGGGTGCTCGCGGCAAGCCGCTGCAGGCGAACGTGAACCGGACGATAACAGTTTTCTTGAAACAGTTGAAGCTCGACAGACAATACGCGCAAGTGAGACAGAACTACAGAAACTCTATTCAAATTTCAAACAACCTCCGGCGCTACATTGGGTCCAACGCAAACGTCGAGCGCTACAAGAATATGGTGGTCAACATGATGATCGCCCCCAACCCCAAGGGTGTCCTGCCCAAGAGAAAGAATGTGCAGGCGGCGCTCAAGACGTGGCTGCGGCTCACGTGGCCACCTGGCTCGCCGGCCCGCCCGCGGATGGTGGAGAATTTGGAGACGGGCGAGATGCGCATGTTCAAGCCAGTCAACAGAAGCAAGGTGCCCTCGCCGAAACTCGGCTCGCCGGGCGTGAAGCGCATCAGCCCCCTCAAGGTGCCGAAGCGCCAGCCCGCCTTCAAGCGGCCGCGCAAGCCGAAGGCGGCCGCGAGCTCTGCGAGCAGCTCGTCCGCGAGCTCCGCGAGCCCACCGCGCGGCCCTGCAGTTGGTCCGATAAAGAAACCGCCTCCGGGCGCCAGCAATTCGCTGTCCCGTAGCGCCTCCGTGAATATGAATAGACTGGTCAAATAAGCTTCATAAGATCGAAGGTCTTGTAAATAATATTGAATAGCGAGTCCTTGTCACCGATCCGTGTCGGGTCGATGATCTCAAACTCCACGTGGTAGGTTGTGTCGGTGTCACAGTCTTTGTCTTCCGGGTCGCCCTGCATGATCGTCATATCGATGGACAGATTCTTGCGGACAAATGACCAGCGGTGCTTGTTTTTCACGGACGTTGCCACGTCATCCTCCTTGCGCTCCACGGGCGTCTCTGTGGCGATGCTTAGGCGCGCATCGAAGGGGAAGCTGGCCAGAGGCGCATCGAACTGCACGAGCTTCCTTTTGGTGATGGTTGTCTCCTCGTCCGTCTTTTCATCTATGGTGGTCCGAGCACCATTCTCAAAGTAGTAGACGGTCTGCTCCACCTCCTTGACCTGCTCCCAGCCCGAGTACTTGCGCAGACCAGTCATGATGTTGTCGAACGTCTCCTTGCCAACGTTCGGGTCGAACCGGGACCCCACACGGCCCAGGCGCCACTCGATCTCCACGTGGGGCGTCGACTTGAAACGAGAGATGGGCTTTTCCCACTCGTCATATATTTTGCGCGCGTCATCCATCTTAAAAGTAAATGGCCCTTTCTTTTTAAGATGCGTGGGCTGAACAATTGCGGCAATACTTGTTACTTCAACACCGCTGTCCAATGCTTGGCGCACTGCCCGCATCTGAGTAACCACCTTCTGCATCACAAGTACACTGGCGACTGTGATATTACTAAGGAGTACTCGAAGGTTGTTAAGCAACTGTTTACAAAGAATATGTCTGACCCTGTAGACCCGCGGCCCCTCCTAGGTGCGTTCAGAACTCGTTTTCCTTCTTTTGCTAATACTGGTCAACACGACGCCCAAGAGGTGGTCCTATGTCTCATAGATATATTTGAAAACTCTTTGGGAAAAGAATTTATAAAAAACATTTTCAACGGTGAGGAGACTACAGAGACCGTGTACCCTGGCGGCAAGTCGGCCCATAAGAGCGAGTTCACGACCCTCCTTTTCCCACTGACTGAGGGAGGTAAGGTGGCGCTGACGGGCCTGCTCGAGGGTAAAGACCGGCACCAGGGGCTGCAGGGCTATGAGGACGAAACGGGAAAGAAACACGCGGTTGCTGCGACACGGACGATAGTTACACGCTGGCCGCAGATCATTTCATTCACGTTCGGTATGTACGGTCCCAAGTCTATCGTTGAGATCCCGGAGACATTTGGTGGCAAGGCTCTGTTCGCTGTAGTGGTGCACTACGGTATGATGATCGGCGGTCACTATGCGGCCGCCATCAAGAGGTACGGGAAGTGGTACATAAAAGATGACGAGTCGGTCACGGAGCTCACGGAGGTGCCGGCCAACGGTCACTTTTACATGGCGTGGTACAGGTGAGACCAGAGCGCCAAGAGGCGCGTGGCCTCGGGCACCTTGTTGCGACGCTTGTCGGGGTGGAAATTCTTCGTCATCAGTTTGTTCAATTTATTCTTGGCTGTGTAATTCTTGCCGAACCACGCAAGCGCATACTTGTTGAACGTCTCGCGAGTCCTCGGCGCCTTGTTAAAGGAGTTGAGGGTGCGCGGAGACGGCCGGCGAGGCGAGGGCTGCCGCGCGTGCAGAGGCGTCCGCTCACGCTTGCGCGACGCGCCGGTTCTAGACCGGTAGTTTGCTGCTGTGGACTGACCCCACTTGCTGGGGCTGCCGAACATCTCCTCGATTGTCGAGTTCTTCCCTTTTACCATTACTAAACACCAAGAATTCTTTTAGTAAAATGTTTTCCCTCAGGTTGACTATGGTGCGCATATAGGTTCGGCGGTTGTTTGGGTGGGTCTTGTCCGTCCTGACCTTGACCGGGTACCAGCCTTTGTCGCCATAGCCACACTCGACGATCGTGCCATCGAGCACATTTTGGTGGGTCACCTCCGCCTCGGGGTAAATCTGACCCTTGTCCTGGACGCACAGATATTTGCCGTAAACCAGAAAGTCGATCGTGATCCTGTCGTGCGGCTTCCACTTGAAGAGCGTCTCGTGAGTCCCCGTGCGGACCGGCTCGTTCACTGGCGTGAGCACGATGCCGTCCGTCTCGTAAGGGAACTGGTCGAGCGGCTTGAGCTCGTGGATGCTCTCAAGCGGCAGCATCGTCTTCACGCGCATCTCGAACGCATCCTTGGTCGAGCGCAGGACACCCTTGATGAGCTTTGCAGCCGCCGCGAGCCGCTCTGTGAGTGGCTGGGCCGACACGTTTTGGCCCTTGATCAACACCGCGTCATAGATCATATAGAGCCACTTGCCGTCGCGGCCCTGTACAAGTTCGCCGTCGAGCACGGTGTCGCGTGGGATGGCCATAGCCACCGGGCGAGTCTGGAACGCCCGGTCCACAAGCACCGATACACGGCGCTCTTCGAACGTCCAGCTCACGAGCATGTAGCGCGTGCCGTCAGTCTTTTCGCAAACAAGGTATGGTTGGCGCTTCAGCATCGGGAAGTGGCGTCGCTCGATGCTGATGGGCTGGGGCCCTGGGAACCACTCGGAGTCCTGGGTCCCCCAGGCATCTCGAATGAATTCCTTTAGACTTTTTTCCATAAGTTTTTCTAGTACTAAGCGTTTAACTCAATACCACCAGTCTCAAGTATGTTTCCTAAGCATTCATAGGTGTAGTGACAGATGACGGTCGCTGTGGACAAAGCTCCGATTTTTATGCCGAGCTGACGCAGCTTATCAAACATCTCTTCACTATTATCCACTGGAAGCTTCACCGGAAGCTTGTCGGCCCTGAGTTTCTTGTCGACCGGCCGGGCGTCCATGGCCCACACGCGCGCGCTCGTCTTCGTCACCTCGTAGACATTGTCGTACAACTTCCGGCCTACGTTCGTGTCAAACGTAAGGCCGCGTTGGCTCGCGGGCTCTGTGCTTCCCGCGAGCGTCTTGTCCTTGAACATCTTCCAGTTGATCTCCTCTTTGACGCTCGGGAACACCAGGACTTGCACACCCTTGTCAAAGGGCTCTACACACTTGGCTATGGACACGCCGTCGAGGTTGGTGGCGTAGTCGAACCACACGAGCCGCTCACCCTGCTTGATGCTCTTTTGCATCCCCGAGTTGTCCGGGACGAATGCGACGTTCAGATGAATGTGGCGAGAGGCGCACTGTGCATTGAGATTCAACAACGTGTGCAGCGTCATGCAGGTGATGGACTTGTTCCTACAGACGGCGACTACATTGAGCACGCTCACGCTCATTAGACTGACAAAGGCTATTACTTTTAAGCCTTAAGACGATCCTCGAGCACACCGTGGAATCTGATATTTCCGACGTGTCCCAGAGTTGTCGTGACGTCTGCCCAGATGCTCCCGCCCATCTGCTGCCAGCGACGGCAGAACGCATAGTCCTCTGACAGGTAGCGTTTCGTCTCTGGATCGATCATGCAGTCGAACACGGCTGTGTACGTCTCGATGTCGCGGTTCTGGTGGTCATTGACGCACAGGAGTTCTGGGTATTTTTCGAACATCTTGGTGAACACCTCGCGCTTGATGCACATGAAGCCCGTCGGGCCGTCCAGCACCTCTGCGAAGCCGTTGATGACCGGCGTCTTGGCGCTCTTGAAGTTGAGCACGAGCGAGCTCACGATTTTATTCATGTCGCGCGCGTCGCCTTTCTTGACCGCATCTTCTGCCTGGTTCCACATCACCACCTTTTTTGGATAAGCGGCGACGGCAATGTCGTGGCCAGACTTGACGAGTCGTACGACTGACTCTGGATCGAAGTGAATATCGGCATCAATAAACAAAAAGTAGTCGGCCTCGGACCTGTAATAAAAGCGGGCCACGGCTAGGTTGCGCGCGCGATGGACAAGGGACTCATTTTCGGTGGTGTCGAGAAACATGTGAATATTATTAGCAACACAGGTCCGCTGCAGCTTCAACATAGACTCGGCATAGTGCTGGAGGCACACACCGCCATAGCAGGGCGTGGCCACCATAAGCTTCAGAGCCATTGCTCTACAAGGACTGTAACTCCTTAACTACTATAGGTTCGATCTTGGCGAGCGTCGGCAGCGAAACTTCGCAAACCCTGCAAACATCAGCTTTCGAAATCTTGCCCGCCAGCACCACGTAGATGACCGCGCACGCGATCGCCTTGGGCGTCCGCCCCTGCAGCTTCACCGACTCCTCGAGCCGCTGGCACGCGGCGATCACCTTCATCCGCACCCTGCTCTTGTCCTCCACCTCTATGTTGCTGAAGATGCGCGAGACCAGGTTGGCGGCGCCGGTCGTCGTCACGTCTTGGTCGGGGTTCTGCTCCTTGTACATTGAGCTCGTTCGCGACACGTCTCTCGGCCTGATCCCGAACGCGTCTGCAATTTCCTTGGTCGTACGAGGCACGCCAAACTCCTTGCACGCCTGGAAGATGCAGTTGGCCTTGACGCCCGTCCGGACCGCGCCGCGCGTGAGCACCGCCTCGTTGAACGCCCTGTACTTGATCTTGGCAGCGTACATGATGGCGTCCGGGAGGTTCAGGATCGTCTTGCCCACCAGGTCCATCTGAGCGTACGCGTGGAACAGCGAGCGGTCCTTGTGGTTGCCCTGTGTGAAAAAGTTAATCTTGGCGAGCCGCTTGTTGCTGGCGCTCTGCCCGGCGCGCATCAGTGTTCCGGTATTCCAGGCAGCACTGAAGTGATCAGTGTTTGAAGGGGCTCCGACCCGGGACGGATCCGACACTTTACCGTCGTCGTCCATACCTCCCCGCCACTCGGGCTCGTCTGAAATATAACTGTCAGAACATCTCCCACAACTTGTACAAACGGGGAGCCCGTCTTCGTTGAACTCTTTACAGCCGCCGCACGTGCAAAGGTACTCAGCGTATTCATCGTTAGTAGCGGGGCTAGGGTCGTCACGGTAAATATCAAAGGCGCTCCAGGCCGACTCTATTTCCATTTAGGGTTTCTGTGCAGCGCGTTGGTACGGTGCACAAAAAACCTAGATTTTCTTTAATGGATCACGTAGTCCCTCCGGTCGTCAATATCGCCCACAAGTCTCGTTTCGATACCATCTCAAGCTCCGGACCCTTCAACATCATCACCGTGCTCGCCGTGATCGTCATCGCCGCCGTGGGCTTCTGGCTCTGGCGCAAGTGGCAGGCCAAGTCGGTCAAGCGGGCCAAGGGTCACATCAGCTTCGCCAAGCCAGTATCCCAGATGGCCGTCGCCAAGCCCGAGCCGGAGGTTGAGGAGGAGTCCGAGGAGGAAGAGGAGGAGGCCGAGGAGGACTCAAAGGAGGAGTGATTTCTTCAGTGAAGAAAGAGTTTTTGCTTTTATTTTTTTGACTATTGCCAGGTGGTTGAGGATGTCCAGATCTGACTTGTCAAAGTTGTACTCACGGATAACCTCAGTGTCGCCTTGGAGACAGTAGTCCCTTATGAGCATCAGTGTATCTATAGTCACATTCTTTGGAAAATTTTTTAAAACAATTGTTCGCAATCTTTTGTTCCGCATACAAAAGTTTTGATACTTGGTCCACATACTACCAGGTCTCAAAGCCGAGGCGTCGAGTGAGTGCCCTATCTTGGCCGCAGGTATCAGGCAGGCGTGCAGGTTGAACATGGGTATAAGGTCCCATGACCCGTTGTATATACGGTTGTCTATGACCCCAGCAGTGCTTATGCTCTCTGCCACGTCAGCGTAGAACTCCATGGGTTTGTCCGGTACATCGACGTAATTTTCCTGGACCACCCCCCACACATAGCCGTGCTCGTGAATGTGCGAGGCCATGTGGGCGCCCACTTGGTTGGTGCCGCCTTTGCACAAAAGAGAATAAATGAAACTTTTCGGAGTCTCGAAAAGGTCGCGGTCGTGGCCCTCGAACTCAAGGGAGCCGATGAAGATGTGCAGGTCGCCTTTGGACTTGGCGGCGCAGGCCCGCACCTTGACCGGGTCGTCGCAGTACTTGGCGCCCACCTCCATAAAGTCTGGCGGTTGCCACGCGATGTTGTGCATGTCGTCGATGGGCTTGGTGCTCACCAGCACGGTCGTCGACCTGTTCAAAGGGCCCGTGACCTCCTTGGCGCCGATAAACTCCACGACGATTTCCCAATCGTCTATGATGATCGGTATGTCGGTGCACCGGACACGCTCCAAGAATGACAGCGTGGCGCTGCGACTCCTGAGCGTGTCATAGTCGAGCTCCACGTACTGCGGGAAGGCGTGCATCACACCCCACGTCTTGCCCGACCCGGGAGGCCCGTGAACGCACGCGAACTGGTGGGCGAGGACGGACGCCGCGAAAGAATTGGGTGTTTCTTTTCGCTTTTTAATATTAAGGAATTTGTCCATGGATTCAGATGACGAGTCTCTGACTAAACAAGTCCTTAATATGGTCCTTGAAAATAACGCTATAAAGGACACGGTGTTCCCTTACTTAATTGGATGGTTTGCTTTTAATATCGTGATCCTCATGATGCTCGTATATATTTCTGTTCGCCTAACATTAAGATGAGCACAGTGATCCTCAAGCGCAACCCAGACCGCGTGCACAAGTTCCGCGCCGTGTTCCCAGAGGGCCGGTCGGTGCTGTTCGGCGCGCGCGGTTACTCGGACTACACGAAGCACAAGAGCCGCCCACGTATGGTGCGTTACCTCACCAGGCACAGAAGCCGTGAAAACTGGACGAGCGCCGGCCGGTACACGGCCGGCTTCTGGTCCCGGTGGCTGCTCTGGTCGGCGCCGACGCTGAACAGTGCTATCAGGCGGACTCAGAAAGCACTGGGTGGCAAGTATAGAATTATTTTGTCCCGTTAATTAATAATGCTGAAGACCACTGGTTATGCCATCGGTTTGTTTGTGGTGGCCATCGCCATGATGTTTTGGTTTGTGTCCGAGGCTGTCAAGACCGACGAAGAGCGCAGCAACGCGAGATACTGGACGTCCATGGCGCTCATGATCGCATCGGCCCTCGGTGGCCTGTGGTTCGGCGGCCTGACTTTCAAGTCGATCAGAAATGGCGTGTCATCTAACATCAATATGCCGAGTAACGCTGCAGGTGCCGCGCACGTCCCGGCGCCGGGCGCCCCGGCACCAAACGGTGCGGCGACTAATGCCGCTGCCGTCAAGATCACCGTGGCTTAAAGAAAGTGTCCCAGTGACAAATAATGATCGTGGGACTTGTTGGCCGTAGCCGTGTTGGTAAAGACACCGTTGCGAGCATGCTCCCTGGATTTACAGTAAAGCGTCTGGCCCAGCCCATCAAGGAGGCGTGCCACGCGCTTTACGGTTTTGAGGACCTCGAGTCTGACGTGAAGGAGCAGATCGACCACCGCATCGGGCTCTCGCCCCGTCACGCGATGGTCGACCTTACTCTCTTCATGCAGGCTCAGGTTGGTCCTAAATATTTTGTGAATAAACTTTTTGAAAATTGGGACGGACAGAGTGATATTGTTATTCCAGACGTGAGATACCCTCACGACATCGAGGAGATTAAGCGGCGCGGGGGTGTTACAGTGAAGGTGACCCGTATCGAGGGCCCTTTGCATGCTTGGGAGGATCACATTGACTCACTGCCGTGTGACTTTCACGTCACCAACAGCGGTAGTATCGGTGACCTTCGGGTCCAAGTTGACGGCCTACGGCTGACAGGATGGCGTTGCTGAAAGGCCGAACTTCATCGGGGCCGGTGGCGGTGACCGGCTCGTGACATCCTCCTGGTCTTCAGGGCCGGGCGTCAGATCTACAGCCTGTCCGCGGCAGGACGCGGCGGCTGACAGGGCCGCGCCGAGACGGTTGAACGCCTGCGGAGTCTTGCGCACATCGTAATTCATCGTGCAGTTCTGAGAGATGCCCATCGAGCCCGCCTCGGCGAACGCATCCTGGTTCGCGCCAAGGTACACGAAAGTCCAGCCGTCCTTCGTCTTGGCCTCGACCAGGTCCTTGATGTGCGCCTTTGTATAGTCGCGCGACGTATTCTCTTGGCCGTCGGTCAGGATGACCACGGTCCGTGGCAAGAGGTCAGCGACGCCCTTGATCGTCTTGCCGATCGCGTCGAGCAGCGAGGTGCTGCCGCGCGGCACAAACGTCTCGCGCGTCATCTTTTCAACTTCCGCAATAGGCTTGTCCTTGTACACCACGTCGTACTCGTTGTCAAACAGCACGAGCGTCAGTGATCCGCCGTTCGGCACCTGCGACTCGACAAAGGCGTTGAAGCCTCCGATCGTGTCGTCGCGGCACTCGTCCATAGAGCCGGAGCGGTCGAGGATGAAGATGCGGTCAGTCGCCATACTTCTACAGGCCGGCGAAACTTTATCTCAGTAACCAGTACTCTGATGGTGGGACCTGGGGAGATTCAAGATCTCCTCAGCAGACACAGCCCCGATGACTCCTTTTATGTATTCGACCTAGGTCAAGTCAAACAAGCGTACGAAGAATGGACGCGGACCTTTCCGACCATCCGTCCATTTTACGCCATCAAATGCAACCCTAACAAGAGGATCCTCAAGACCCTGGCTCGCCTTGGGTCTTCATTTGATTGCGCAAGTCCCGAAGAGATAAAGACTGTGCTGAAACTTGGCGTGGACCCGTCACGCATCATCTACGCCAACCCGTGCAAAAAGCCCCGTGACATTGAGTGGGCGGCTGCACAGGGTGTCAAGCGGACGACGTTCGACAGCTTTTGCGAGCTCGACAAGATTTCACAGTGGGGGCCGGACATGGATGCCGTCTTGCGCATCCGTGCTGACGACCCCACGGCGCAGTGCGCTCTCGGGAACAAGTACGGCGCCGAGCAGGAGGACATTGACGCCTTGGCGGCCCACGCTGCCAAGCTCTGTGTCCGAGTGATTGGCGTTTCGTTTCATGTGGGCAGCGGGGCACGGGACCCGGATGCTCATGGGAACGCTATTAAAAAAAGCAAAAAAACTTTTGAACAATTGTTTTCTCATGGACACTCCCCATTCTTGCTCGACATTGGTGGAGGGTTCACGACAAGCATTGACTGTTCGGAAAAAATAAAAGAAACAATTGTTAAACTTTTTCCAGACGCAGAGGTGATCTCGGAGCCCGGTCGCTACATCGCCGAGCGGGTGGGGACGCTCGTGACGCCGGTCATCGGTGTGAAGCACGACGCGGTCACCATCGACGAAAGCCTGTACGGCGCCTTCAACTGCATGATATTCGACCACTCCTTGCCCGAGCCCATCGTATTCTCGAAAAAAGAAAAAAAACAAAAAACTCTTTTCGGATGTACATGCGATGGTATGGACACCATCTACAAGTCTGTGGACCTCCCGGATCTCGAGGTGGGTGACTGGATCATATGGCCGCGCATGGGCGCGTACACGATGGCAGCCACCACGGGATTTAACGGGATGCCTTTCAACAAGAGAAAAATTTACTATATTTAAAGTCTTTAGGCGCAGTAAGATTAATGGCCCTCAATGTTACAAAACTCGTTCCACATGCCATTGTTCCGACGCCGGGCGGCGCTGGTTTCGACATCTACGCTTCTGACGGGTACTTGCTTCTACCAGGCCACCGGGTGGTTGTCTCAACTGGAATCACGATCCAGCTGCCACCAGGAACATTTGGTCGTCTTGCATCTCGCTCTGGACTGGCCGTGAAGCACGGGCTGTCCGTGGGCGCGGAAATCATCGACCCAGACTATACCGGGGAGCTCAAGGTGGTCCTCTTCAACCACGACACGCGCAACCCTTTCGTCATTCGCCCCGGCTACCGGATCGCGCAGCTCATCGTGATGCCGCTCGTGACGACAGAGGTTGTTGAGACTATCTGAAATTGCTTTTTGTTTCACGCCAGCTCCGGCCCATCGACACGAGGAGTGCTTTGTAATTACTCGACAATTGATTAGCCATGAGTCTATATCTATTTTTATTTTCTAAAGTTGCGGCGTTACGAGCCCGTCTGCGCAGGTTATACCACTTTTTCCTGTACGTCCTCATGAACTCTTGTGCGTTTTTGGTGGCTGCACGCAGAGAGGCCAGCTCAGACGCCTTGCGTTTGGCGCTGCGGTTCGGGGTGCTTGCACGTGTAGAATTCCTGGGCGGAGTCCCTGGGCTCATTATAATATGTTCAGATATTATAATGAGCAGCGCCAACAACCTCCAGAGGAATTTGAACACGGCTATGGCCGCTTATGCCAATGATATTGCCAAACTATCCAGGATGCCTAATGGCAGAAATAAGAAAATACTCAGCAATAAGCTTCAATTGAAACTTGCACTTATAAAGAATAAAGAGATGCTGCTAGCGGCGGCCGTGCTCAGGAACGTGTACAACGCGAGTATGCGAAAGCGCGCGGCTGCTAGAAAGATCCAGGCCGGGTGGGCCGGGTACAAGTCGCGTAGGAATGAAAGACTCAAACGCGGACACTCGATCCAGACGCCAACTACGGCAAACCGTCATTATGGTCGTATGGCGCGAACGCGTACACTTAGAGCCAACAACAACTGAAAAGCAAATGATCCGCATACCGAGGAGTTTGAACCAGCAGATTTACCGCAAGCTTCTGGAGAATCACACCGTCCCGCTTGTCGTCGGGGCTGGCCCGGCGGGCACTGGTAAGACCCTTTTCGCGTGTAGCGTCGGCGCCGAGCAGCTGCGTCGCGGCCGCTACTCGAAGCTCGTCATCACGCGCCCGGCCGTGAGCGTCGACGAGCAGCACGGTTTTTTGCCTGGAACCCTCGAGGCCAAGATGGACCCGTGGGTCCGCCCGATGTTTGACGCGTTCGCCCAGTACTTTACGGCCAAGTCGCTCAAGGGCATGCTGGCCGACGGCATCATCGAAATCTGCCCGCTGGCCTACATGCGCGGCCGGACGTTCGACAACTCCTGGATCATCGCGGACGAGATGCAAAACTCAACGCCCAACCAGATGCGCATGATGCTCACGCGCATCGGCGAGAATTCCAAGATGGTCGTGACCGGTGACCTCGAGCAGCACGAGACTGGCTTCGAGGACAACGGACTCGCGGACATCACGACGCGACTGCGAGACCAGGTATTTCACGAGCACATGCAGCTCGTGCGCTTCACCAAGGATGACGTAGAGCGCAGTCAGGTGGTCAAGGATGTGCTCAAGCTCTACGGGCCTTTTTAGAGTTGGACGGACGAATAGAATTCAAGGTTTCAGTAGTAACTCTTTTGACATTGCGAATAGTTAGATCTCTTCTATGCGGTGCTGGCTTCTTGGGCTTGGCGCGGTTGGGTGCACTCATGGTGCGTCTCAAGGGTGACCGGGGACTTTTGCGCGGTGAAACGCTCTTGGCGTATGGTCGGCGTAGAATACGATTCGTGCGCGTCACAGGGTTGTACTTTATCGCGACGAGTTCCCTGAGAATTGGCGACGTCCGTGCGCGCGTCCGCGCTGCATTAGCCCTCTCGCCCGCCTTGCGATTCTGCCACGCTCTACCAGCCGCGCCTACATTCCTGGCAACGGCATTTTGAGCCAGGTGGCCTTCGAGAGTTCTAAACATATTAATGTAGACATGGGCTTGATTTATACCGTACTTTTCAGCCAAGTTCTGTGTAAGTTGATGGTTGGCGTTCTGCAGTCTTTGAAATTCAGCCGCCGCCGCCGCTGGGTTGGCATTATGCAACCCCTGCTGCATATTCCGGTGAAAATTCGACATTTTCATATAACTTCTAAAAACGCGACGCGAATCGTTTACTGATAAATGTTGCGGCAGAACCCACGCCATTTATAATTACCCTACATAAAAGATACGACCAATGGTTAGACAAGACGATGTTCCAAGCACTTGCTTGGGATGGGGAGGACTGTGAAGGCCAGTTTACTGTGCGCATCTTCGGGCGCGCTGAAAACGGCTCCTCGATCGCCGTGTCGACGCACTTCAACCCCTACTTTTTCGTGAAAATCCGCAAGGCACATAGCTTCGAGGGCATCAAACGTGAGCTCAACAAGCGCTTTCGCCCTGCTGCTGTTCGCGAGGTGCATGCCAAGGACCTCTGGGGCTTCCAGAACAACATGCTGTCGCGCTTTGTGCGCATCGAGTTCAAGACGCACCGCGCGATGCGCAGTTGCGCATACGTCCTGGAACGCGAGGAGCTCGAGGGCTTTGGGCGGCTCAAGATCTACGAGGCCAATATCGACCCGACCCTGCGCTTCATGCACGTCACTGGCATCTCGAGCACCGGCTGGCTCGAAACGGTCGGCGACTGCGAGCCGGACCTCACCACCAACTGTGACGTGAACATCGTCGCCCGCGAGGTTCGGCCGGTTGCCCGCGACGATATGGCGCCACTCAAGATTGCGTCGTTCGACATTGAGTGTTACTCGGCGTCCGGCGACTTTCCCAACGCCAAGAAACCTGAGGACGTCATCTTTCAGATCGGCATCACGACGCGCATTTTTGGCCAGGAGGGCCAGCAGCGCAAGTGCCTGTGCCAGGGCCGGCCGACGCTCGCCGATGACGTGGAGGTGTTTGCGACCGAAAAGGAGCTGCTGACGCGCTTTGGCCGGTACATCAAGGAGCTCGACCCCGACATCCTGACTGGCTGGAACATCTTCGGGTTTGATCTCGAGTACCTGCAAGTGCGCTCGGTGCTCAACAAGATCCCCGAGGATGCACTGGTATGGGGCCGCGTCAAGGAGCGTCCCGTGGAGGTGGTGACCAAGAATCTGTCGAGCAGCGCCTTGGGCAACAACTTGCTCAAGATGGTGCCGATGGCTGGCCGGTGCGTGTTCGACCTCTTCCAAGACGTCAAGCGAGAGCACAAGCTAGAGAGTTACTCTCTGAACAACGTCTCTCTGCACTTTCTCAAGGATCAGAAGAATGACATGCCGGTCAAGGAGATCTTTCGGCGGTACGAGTCCGGGACGCCCGAGGAGCTCGGTGAGGTGGCGGAGTACTGTATCAAGGACACGGAGCTTCCGCACCGGATCATGGAAAAGCTGTGCCACGTCCAGAACCTCACGGAGATGGCCAAGGCGTGTTGGGTGCCTATGAGCTACTTGTCTGAGCGCGGCCAGCAAATCAAGGTATTTTCGCAGATGGCGTACAAGGCTCGGCAGCTCAACTTCATCATCCCGACGTTCCGGCAGTTGCCGCCGTCGGACGAAAAGTACAAGGGGGCGACGGTGCTCGACCCGATGTCCGGGGCTTACTACGCGCCCATCACGGCTCTTGACTTTGCGAGCCTGTACCCGAGCATAATGTGCGCTCACAACCTGTGCTATTCGACGCTCGTGATGGACGATGCGTTCGACAACATCCCGGGCGTCACTTACGAGCAGTTCGGTCAGTTCAGGTTTGCACAGAACGTCCCGTCGCTCTTGCCAGATATTCTGATGGACCTCAAAAAGTTTCGCAAAAAGGCCAAGAAAGACATGGCGGCGGCTGAGGGCACGCCTATGGAAGCCATCTACAACGGCAAGCAGCTGGCGTACAAGATTTCTATGAATAGCATCTACGGCTTCACGGGCGCCCAGCGCGGTATGCTGCCTATGGAGGCGATCGCGAGCACCGTGACGATGCGCGGCCGCCAGATGATCGACGAGACTAAGACGTATGTCGAGGCCAACTTCCCGGGCGCCAAGGTGCGGTACGGAGACTCTGTGCTACCGGAAACACCAGTGCTCGTCCGGGTCAACGGAACGCCATCCGTGATGAAAATTGAAAATCTCGCGAAAATATGGGAATCGTACCCTGGATTTCTCAAGGATGGAACCGACAAAGAGTCGTCCGAAGTCTCTGGGGTGGAGGCGATGACGCATGATGGATGGCAGCCAATCAAGCGCGTCATCAGACACAAGTGTCAAAAGAAGATTTGGCGAGTGCTGACTCACACGGGCATGGTCGATGTGACGGAAGATCACTCTCTTCTGAACCCGTCCCTCGAGCAGGTGAAGCCGAGGGATGTTCAGGTTGGTCAGGCGCTCTACCACGCCTTCCCGGAAAGTCTCGAATTTCAAGATATTTGCTCGGACGAAGAGGCATTTGTACTGGGCATGTTTGTTGGCGACGGGTCGGCGGGTATATACGATTGTCCGTCTGGCCGCAAGGCGACTTGGGCAATCAATAATAAGGACCTGACTCTCCTTGCGAAATGCAAAGAGTACTGTGAAAAGATTCATCCTGATTACGAATTCGTTATCATGGACACTCTCGAAAGTTCGGGCGTCTACAAGTTGTCTCCTCGCGGCGCTTCAGTCATGGATCTCACTACTACTTACCGTGACACGTGTTACGATGGCCAAGCCAAAAAGGTGCCTCTGAAGGCGTTTGGCGCTCCACGTGCATTCCTTGACGGGCTTTGGGCGTCGGATGGGTGCCGCAAGGACAATGAGGTGGGTGGTTGCCACCGCATCGACACAAAGAATCAAGTAACTGCACAATGGTACTATATGCTCTTGCGGCATATGGGTTTCAACGTCTCTCTGAATACCAGGGCGGACAAGACTGACGTGTTCCGTCTGACGTGGTCGACGGCTCCGTACAGAAAGTCTCCGGTGGCCATCAAAAAGCTTGATGTTCTGCACGAGTCATGGGACGGTTACGTCTATGACCTCGAGACGGAGGCTGGAACCTTCCAGGCGGGAGTTGGTCAGATGATAGTCAAGAATACGGACTCTGTGATGGTGGAATTTGACGTGCAGGGCCGCAAGGGCCAGGAGGCGATAGAGTACTCGTGGGAGCTTGGTGAGCGAGCGGCTGCCGAGTGCACGAAGCTGTTCAAGGAGCCGAACGAGCTCGAGCTCGAAAAGGTTTACTGCCCGTACTTTCTGTACTCGAAAAAGCGTTACGCCGCCAAGATGTATGAGAAAAACAAGCAGGGTCAGGTGGCGTTCAAGAAAATAGACGTCAAGGGTTTGCAGGTGGTCAGACGCGACAGCTGTGCATACGTTCGCGAGACGCTCAAGCAGCTTCTAGAGATGGTGCTAGAGTCGGACGATCCGTTGCCGGCGATCAAGTTTGCTCGCCAGGCGGCCAAGGACCTCCGGGAGGGCAAGGTGCCGTACGAAAAGTTGCTGATGAGCAAGCAGTTGGCGTCCGAGTACAAGGTGCGTATGCCACACGTGGCGGTCCGTGACAAGATCCGCGAGCGCGCGCCGGGCAGCGAGCCGAAGCAAGGTGACCGCGTGTCCTTTCTGATTGTCGAGGCGCCTCGTGACGCGCTCTTGGTCGACAAGGCGGAGGACCCGGCGTGGGTGCTTTCCAAAGGTCTGAAGATCGACTACCAGTACTATTTCACAAACCAGATGCGCAACCCGGTGTGCGACTTTCTAGAGCCTCTGGTGGGTAAAAACCCTGAGCAGGTGATATTCCCCACGTCCAGAAAAATTACAGAGTTTTTCACTCCTAGATAAGAGCCTGGCTCCCAGTATCACCATGGAGAATCAGATCATGGCGGTCGTCGAGGCTGAGATTGAGCGGCGGGTCAACGCGAAGCTCGGTGAGATTCTCAAGTTTATGGCTGGTAAGTACGATCTGAACCTCGAGCGGCTGATGCGTGACGTTGCGGGTGTCGACGCGCATCAGACGCAGTGTCTTGGGTTGATAGGTAAGGGCTCGCGGTGCACGCGACACGCAAGACATCACGGCTATTGCAATATCCATCAGGGTCAGGCGCCGAAGGTGGCGCCCTCGAGCCCTCCTCAGGAGGTGGTCCACACGCACACTTTGCCTCCCCTTTTCCTGGAAGGTTGTCCTGCGTGCGAAAAAATGAAAAAAAATCGCTTAAACATTTAACGTGCAACAAATACAATGAGTAAGTCAGATCTGCTCCTCGAATCACTCACGCGATTCTTCAGCGAGCCCAAAAACAGCGACCAGTTGAAGGACATCCTGGCACACAAGAATGGCATCTCTTTGCGCAGTCTCGAGTGGTTTGTGACGAATTACTCCAAGAATCGTCACGTGACATACACCACCCAGACTGGAAAGACGTTCACCGTGCATGTAGCCTACAAGAGCAGTCTTGACGGCTACAGCAAGAAATTGTTCGATCCCTTTTGCAGGACCGAGCGCATACAGTTTCAGGGCTTCACGACGACTGTCGCTCAGCTGAACTTCATTCGCTGGACTATCACCAACGGTATCATAGATTACATCTTGGCGAACAAGGTCAACGCGATGAAGGCGCTCATTGCGACCGACACCAGCGTCCACCAGTAGATGAAGTTGTCGCGCCAGTCATTCTCCGTGGCGCACTTGCAGCCCACGGTATTCATCTTGGGGATGTACGTCAGAATGGCGTACAGGTTCACCAACAGAGCACCGAATGCGGCGCCCGCAAGCAACTGATTCTTAAAGCGCAAACCCGCGAGAGCTAGTACCGCCATCACGATATTAGCTATCGCGAACCACTTGATATAGTCGCGCTGCCACCGCTCGCTGCAGCCACACGAGCTCTTTTCCATCTTGAGGACCCACGACAGCACGATGGCCTGAACCGCCAGCCCAACACCGTTAACAATCATTTACCTTTTGACAACAAAATAATAATGAGCAGGACCAAGAGGACCATTGAAATTGTAGCCCATGGGATTCGAACCGGTGTCGCTGACCAGTGGGCCCGAGCTTCCTCGACCGACATAACCGGTTTGCCAATACGCTGGTTCACTATATTATGGACCGCGACTGACCATTCAAACGGAAGGGTCACTGAATCTACTGGATATTCAGCAAGCACCTGAGTGTAGTGACGACGGCACTTTTTGCAGGGCAACAAGGTTGTGTAACTTTTAGCAAGTGTTTTAAAGTCTTCTAGAGACTCGCCGTATAGCCCTGCTATGTGCAGGGTTCCCCAATAATGAGGACCATATACACTAGGGTCCATCTAATAGTCGGACCAGAAAAAAAGTTTTGTGTCCACCTCGGCCCGGTGGGCGACTGTTTTTCCAACCAAAAAAACTATGGCCACCTTCGAGCGCTTCGTCTCCCTTGCCACCACCTATGGCCACCCCGAGCCTGAGCGCCTAGCTCACGCGACTGTTCAATACAAAGCTAGCCTGCAGAAGTGCAAGGACAAGCGCCACCACACGGTCCTACTAACAGGACCTCCCCCGCCTATTCCGCAAGCCCCTGGCAAAGAGGTCAAAGCCAAGGTGCTATGCGCGGCGCGCACCCTCGAGGGCCGCCCCTGCGGGTTCGCGGCCACCTGCGGGTGCTTCTGCAAAAAGCACACCCCTACCCCTGTGCTCAAGCCTGCCAAGCCCTTCAGGATGCTCGCGGACCCTAGCCGCCTAGAAGGGGTGGGCCTCCAGGGCACCTGCCCCGCGCCCGCGGCCAAGGTCTGCGAGGTCTTCGGCAAGCCTAACGGCCCTAAGACGGAGGGCACAATAGCCGCCTGGCAGTTTGAGTTGGCAGGGGGGGCGGCGGCGCAAGTGGCCTTCCGCAAGGGGTCCCGCGACCTCCACATAAGCTGCCAGGACGCCAAGGCGGCCGAGGCGGTCCGCAAGCTGCTCCTCTAAAAAAAACTTGCCACCAAGTAATGGAAATGGACTGGAACTATGTGTGGGCTGCACTGGCCCTCAACTTTCTGATAGTCACTCTGGTGCCCAAGCTGATAAAGAAACCCACGGGCGTCAACGTGGTTGATGACGTGGTGTTGTTCCTGACGGCCCAGAAGGATATGTTGCTGTCCTCGAGCATAGTGCTGGCCCTAGTGATCTACGGCAGCCACTATTGGCTCTCGAGCTCTGCGACCACCCCGGCCATGAGCCCGACCGTGAAGTCGTTCGGTGCAAAGTAGACCCTGTTGTCATACGCGTGCTTCATATGTGTAATGAGTTGATTCACGTCTGGCTGGCCCCACTCCAAGTCCTTAGTAAATAGATAGTCGTCCCGGCCCACCTTGCACGGCGTCGTACTGACCACATAGGGCGTCTGCACGTACTCCTTCAGTCCCCCGTAGTCGGTGATGATCACCGGCTTGTTGCGCAGCGCCGCCTCGACCGCCCCCATCCCGACACCCTCGGAGTGCGAGCAGTTGACGTAGCAGTGGCCCGCCTCGTGTATCGCCTCCATCTGGCCGTCGGAAATGAGGCCCTGAACGACCGTCAGGTGCGGGAACTTGACCTGCAGAGGCGCGAGCGTCGTCGCCTTGAAGAGCAGCCAGGCGGTGCCGGGCGTAAAGTTGCACCGGACGAAAGCCTCCATGAGCATCCGGATATTCTTGCGAAAGTCGGCTATGTTTCCGATGGTATAGAAAACGTAAGCGCCAGGAGGGATGTCCGGGATGTACAGTGGCTCCTTAGGCAGAGGCACTGGGTCGGCCCATAGGTGGACCACCCGGAAACAATTGTTTGGAAACTGTTTTTCAAAAACTCTTTTACAAAAGTCCGAGGCGACCAGTATAGGATCTTGGTTCATAAGTAGTCCATAAGCAGGGTGCACAGTCTCGGTCTCGCAAATAGTCATACGTAGGATTGGGGTCTTGCAAAAAAATGAGTATTTTGTACACTTCTCGGTGAACTCTGGCAAGGGCAGCAAAAAAGCCAGACACTTGTCGTAACCAGTTGACTTGGGCACGTCTCCTATCACCACATATTCAGCCTCGTGACCTGCAGCCTGCATAAGCCGCACATAGCGCGCCGTCACTTGGCCGATCCCGGACAACAGGCGTGGGCCAAGGAACAGCCACTTCATTGGGTTAAAGTCGTGCCACTTTCTTAACTCAATGAAGAAAATCTACAAAGTTTTTGTTGTGTTTTTTGTCGCTCACACCATCCAGTGGTCGTGTGAGTACGTCCACTCGGCGTGGTGTTACCGCGGCTTTTTCTCGTCATTCTTCACACGTGGCAGCCCGACCTGCGCCTTCCTGCGCTCCACGAGCGACGGCCTGTCCAAGAATATCATCGGCATCCTGACGGGCTCACTTGTCATGCTGGACCATCCGTTTCACAAGCTGCTCGAATGAAATCTTCGGGAACCAGTTCAGCTCCTGGTACGCCTTGGTCGAGTTCCCTACGAGCACATCCACTTCGGCCGGCCTGAAAAACTCGGGGTTCACGCGGACCACCACACTGCCCGTCAGCGCATCCACGCCCACCTCGTCGACGCCCTCGCCCCTCCAGTTGATCGCGATGCCCAGCTCCAGACACGCAATGTCTACAAACGCTCTTATACTGTGTGTACGACCCGTTGAAATGACAAAATCATCCGGCTTCTGAGCCTGCAACATAAGCCACATCGCCTCCACATAGTCCTGCGCGTGTCCCCAGTCCCTCTGCGCGTCCAGGTTGCCCAGCTCGATCGGCTCACCCGTCTTCAGATAGTTGCTCAGCCCCAGTGTGATCTTGCGCGTCACAAAGTCGCGCCCGCGCCGCTCGGACTCGTGGTTGAACAGGATGCCGGTGCACGCGAACATGCCGTACGACTCTCGATAGTTTTTGGTGATCCAGTAGCCGAACAGCTTGGAGACGCCGTACGGGCTGCGGGGATAGAAGGGCGTCGTCTCGCTCTGGATGGGCTGCTGCACCTTGCCGAACATCTCGGACGTTCCCGCCTGGTAAAACCGCACGCGCTCCTGGAAGCCCGAGCTGCGTATGCCCTCGAGCAGCCGGAGCGTCCCGAGCGCATCCACGTTCGCTGTGTACTCCGGCTGGTCGAACGACACCTTGACGTGCGACTGCGCGCCGAGGTTGTACACCTCCACCAGGTCATATCCCTCGAAAGACTTGATGATCGTCGCGACCCTGTTCGAGTCTGTGAGGTCGCCGTACACGATGTTGAATCGAGGGTTTTTCTTCGCCTCCACGAGCCGCTCGTGCTTTTCCTCGGAGCAGTACCGGGTCAGACCGTACACGTCATAGTCCTTGGTCAACAGAAGTTCAGCCAAGTACGATCCGTCTTGACCAGTCACGCCAGTCACGAATGCCACCTTCATAGGAATTAAATGTTTATAACTTTTATATGCATCACAAGGTTCAGAAACTGTTGACCATCTTTATCGTGCTCACTATTGTTGTATATATCCTGTCGTCAAACGGTGGTAACCATTACAATAAGAAAATGACCCTCCTGGACAGCTTCCACTACTCGAGCTCGCTTGCATCGCTAGCAGGGTACAGTAAAGCAGAATCGCGTAGTAGCATTGCAAAACTTGTAGATATAGCAGCAGTATTTGCAGGAGTCTGGGCAGTCGTAGTGTGAAAAAAAACTTGGTGCTCAGTAGGGACCCATGTCTTTGGCGGCCGTGTTCGCCATGAGCCTTGCGGAAATTTTCGGCAACGTCAACTTCAAGATGTTCGCCGAGTCGAACCACGGGCGGCACCTCATCGGTGGCGTCTTCGGTTACATCGCCGTCATGTACTTTCTGGTCCAAAGCTTCATGAGCGCCAACATGCTCTGGGTCGGGGCAATGTGGGAGGGGATGATAACAGTCATCGGCTCGCTCGTCGCCTACTTTGTCCTCGGTGAGCGCTTTAGCCACCCGATGCAGTATGCTGGCCTGGCACTCGGACTGCTCGCCATGCTCATGGTCCATTACGGAGGTAAACATTAAAAAAGAGTAATAAATAAAATACAATGGAAAAACTCTTGCGTGAGAATCTACTTCCGCGCCTGGACAACATCGAGAATGAGCTGCGCGAGCTGCGTGAGGCGACGTGGCCATACTGTCAGGCACAGAGGGACGGTAAGTCTGTATTTCACAATATGAGGGAGAAAAGGACGCTGCTGCGCTGGCTGCAAGTTGATGAGATCCGCAAGCTCCTACGGCGAAAAGCCTTCTGGATGAATGTGGACCCTATGATTATTGATGCGGAATTGAAGGAAATTTTAGTAGATTCAAACGTATGAGCTCACCGAACGGCAGGGGCGGCATCGTCACGTTGTCAGGCGGCGGCTGCAAGACGTGCTCGCCCCACTTGCCCTCGCGTGCATTCTGCTCGATGATGGCACCAGGTGCGGTTGTCGCGTCGAGGGCGTGTGCATACGTCTCGAACTTGTTGCGCACGTGCTTGGGGTCGCCAAAGGAGCTCAGGTGCCAGCCGGCCTCCTGGAGGCGCGCCAGCTTCCAACGGTGGTCGCGAAACTCGTTCGGCCCAAACTTGCGCAAGAGCTCGACGGTCGTGATCACAGTCCCGAACCACGGCTCGAGGTCAAAGTAATAGTCCAGAGAGTACTGGAACATGTGCATATGGCAGACCATCACTGGCGTCGGCATCTTTTCGAACGGCACCTTGGCGAGGTCGGGGATCTCGTCCACGTCACTCACCATCACAATGTCCAGAGGGTCGCAGTCCGTCAGACCCTCGAGCACCGCGTGGCGCTGCGCCTTTTCACGCGACCACGGATCCTTGTCCGTCGGCAGGTCCTTGGCGATCACGTGCGTTATCTTTGGCAGCCACTTGGCGTAACGCTCTTTATTCTTTTCGAAAAACAGTTCCTTAGGAGTGCCAAGGTGGTTCACCTCAGCCTCGACCAGTACAAAGCGATCGATGTACTCGTCAAGCAGCTGAAGACGCGCCTCGAGCACATCCAGCTCGTTATAGAACATGAAACAGTCAATCAACATCCTCTTATCTTGAAGTAGTAGCAATCTTTAGTTATGAAACTATTTATAATCCTTCTGTTATTCTCTTTGTGCCCGCCGTCCCCGTTATTGAAGTGAAGCGCGTCCGGTGTGAAGCCGTACGCGTACTGCTGGACGAGGCCCAGGTGACAGGTCTGGACGCCGGCCGTCTTTTTAGCGACGCCCTCGCGGTCCAGGAGGTTGGACAGGATCATGTCGTCGTTGTAGGTCAGTGGCAGCATGGAACAAATATCTTCAAACAGTTTTTTTACAATTTTAGAGTCGATGATGACGCCGCCATAGCCTTCGATGACGTCCACCTCCCGGCCGTGCCCGCGGCTCATCGGCTCGTCCGAAAAGTACTCGTCGAACAGGAAGCCCGAGAGGCCCCAGACGCACGGGTCGTTGGCGTGCAGCCCCGTCAGCGTGTCGGCCAAGTTGTCGGGGTACTTGGTGTCGTCGTCCACGTAGATGATGGGGCCCTCAACCTCCTTGGCCGTGTAAAGAAACTTGGTGGCCGGCCCCAAGTCCTTGTCCGGTCGCAAGACCTTCACACGCGGCCCGAGGCTCGACAGGTCCGGTGGCTCGTGCTCGCCCGGGAAGCGGTCATAGGTGCGCGGCAGCACGACATAGACCGCCTCTACATTCTGTCTCAACAGTTGTTGAACAATTGCTGGCAGAAATTTGAACCTTGGTGGGATGGACGTCAGCGACAGAACTACCATTATGTAGTCATGGGCTCAAGCCTTTATGAAAATGTCATCGATGAGCTTGCCGTCCACAAGTTGCATACAAAACTCATGGGTTGCGGTGGTGATTTTCAGTTGGGAGCCCTTCACGCCAAAGCCGGTCTGTTTGTAGATGCGCAGGCCGCTCGAGCCGAGGCCGGGCAGGACCTGGGGAAGCACGTTCCACTCGGCGTCTATGCAGGCTGCCACGATCAAGAGGTGACCTGGCTTGGCGTCCTTCTGTCTGAACATTTTCTCAAACAGTTGTTCATCTTTTTCTGTGGGGAAGAGCCCGTGAGCATGGGTCTCGACCCAGAGTTTTTCCGGTACACCCTCGGGCCGCGGGTTGTGGACCGCCAGCTCGGCCATGAGCCGCGGGGCGAACAGGGTCATACCGGGACACGATATATACGAAAAGTCTATGAAACGTAATATACAATTTTTGGAAATCTTGGCATCTTCAGTAAGGAGTAGTACCCTGTCAAACTTCAGAAACAGTTTATAAAAAGTTTTTTCGTCATGGACAAAGTCAGTCACCTTGACATTTGGGTAACATCCGAGAACTGTTTTGAAAAAACTTTTTTTTTCTTTTTCGACAAACACCCAAAGTACAGTTGTTGGAAAATAATTTACAAACTGTTTGACAATTGTTTCTTCGGAGGGTTTGACCACTGCCCCCACGAGACAATTATTCATACATGTACTTTCTCGGTAACCTTTAAAACTTTGGACCTCTGACAGGGTAGGATGTGTGGAATTTACGCCACTTTTGGAAAGGTCCCCAAGGAGCCCGACCTTTCGTGGCGCGGTCCAGATGACTACGGCCAGACGGGTGGCGACACGTGGCAGATGTGCTTCTGGCGGCTGGCCATCAACGGCACGCACGGCCCGAACCAGCCCATCGAGCACGACGGTCTGACTCTGGTCTGCAACGGCGAGATTTACAACCACCTTGAGTTGGGTGGCCAGAAGGGCGAGTCGGACTGCAACGTGATCCTGCCGACCATCGAGCGCGAGGGCCTGATGCGCGCGTGCGAGCTGTTCAGTGGCGACTTTGCTTTCGTGTACACGGACGGCGAGCACTACTGGGCGGCCCGTGACCGCGTGGGCGTCCGGCCGCTCTTCTACGTCCGGCACGAAAAGGGTCTGTCCTTTGCCTCGGAGGCCAAGGCGCTGCTCGAGTTTGGCAGCAAAATTTACATCTTCCCGCCCGGCCACCTGTACGACTCGGAGATGGACAAGTTTGTGTGCTGGGCACCCAACTACTGGGACCACCCGCGCGAGGGTATGGGCTTCGAGGACGTCAAGTTCCACCTGCGCGAGTACTTTCTGGAGGCGGTTCGCAAGCGCGTCGAGACGACCGAGCGGCCGGTTGGGTTTTTCCTGAGCGGCGGCCTCGACAGCAGTCTGGTTGCTTGGGCCGGCGCCAAGATCCTGGCGCCCCAGAAGATCAAGACCTTTTCGATCGGTTGCGGGGACTCGCCGGACCTCAAGGCGGCCCGTGAGATGGCCGACTTTCTGGGCTCAGAGCACACCGAGATCACCTTCACGCCCGAGGAGGCGCTCGGCCGGCTCAGTGACGTCATCCGGCACCTCGAGAGCTATGACATCACCACCGTCCGTGCGAGCGTGCCGATGTTCCTGATGTCCGAGTGGATCAAGAAAAACACGGACGTCCGGGTGGTGCTGAGCGGCGAGGGCAGCGACGAGCTGTTCGGCGGCTACCTGTACTTTCACAACGCACCTGACTTGGACTCGTTCCGCGTCGAAACGAATCGGCTCATCCAGGACGTGCATATGTTTGATGTGCTCCGGGCCGACCGGTGCACGGCCGCCCACGGGCTCGAGCTCCGCGTGCCTTTCTTCGACCGCGACTTTATGGATTTTGCGATGGACGGGTTCGATACCGTCTGGAAGTTTCCGAACAAGGGGTTTGAAAAGTGGATCCTGCGCGCCGCGTTCAACAACGATCTTCCCGCGTCCATCTGCTGGCGGCAGAAGAATGGGATGAGCGATGCTGTTGGCTACTCGTGGGTCGACTCCTTGCGCGCCAAGTTTGGCGACGGTGAGGAGCGGCACTACAAGAGCGTCTTTGACGATATTTTTGGTCGAGAGCAGTACAACCTGACCCCGTATATGTGGCGGCCCAAGTGGACCGACGTAAAGGACCCGAGTGCCCGTATGCTCAAAAATATTTTCAAAGAGTAAATAAATGTCAAATCTCGCGCGGTTATTTAACAATTCCGGGACGCGCATGTCGCCAAGCCGGAGCCGAAAACCAGTTTCAAATTTGGCATCAAGGCGCCAAGCATTGAATCGTGCAGCCTATGCACTCACCGAACTCAAAAGAATACAGGCGCAACACGTGCAGATTACAAGAAATCTTGAAAAGGCTCAGAAGGAGTATTACAAACTGGCTCGCCGTGCCGCTATTATCGGAAACGCCAATATGAAATCGGGCCGTCTAACTCCACAAGAGCTGGCTCGGCTTCGAACAGTCGCAAACATGTCTAAAACTCTTAGTACAGCTATGCGTACCTTGCGCCACTCCTCCCCTTATCTTCCTCACAATATGAAAGAGATCGTCGCGAAGTCGACACTCCCGCATTAACGCAGAGTAAGCATGTACTGCGTCTTGCGAATGTGACCGATGATTTCTTCCAGAATGTTTTTCAGGTACGGGTCACTGGGCAGGCGGATGCGGCGAATTTTAGCCACAAGGCTCTTAAAATACAGCGGCGACTTGCGCGGGTCTTTATTCAGGCGCGAGTTGACGTTGAATTTGCGGAAGCGTCCGTACTTGCCCATGTACGCTTCAGCATAGTCGTCCAGCAGGTCCGTGATCTTTTCGTAGTACTTGCCCAGCGCCTTGTGCTGCGCGTACGAGCTGGTGAGCAGGTGGTAGACGTGTGCCTGGTTGCGGCTGTGCATCAAAAGCGCGACAAGTCTGTCGGCCATTTATTATCTTGTAGGAAAATAAGATGGCGACTAGCCCCGTGTTTTCAGAAACTATCATAGCACCGGGGACTATTCTCTACAAGGGGTTTAGCGCCAAGGGTGTGGGGTGTAGCACGCTGCTCAGGGACGTCCGCGCCTTTTACCTCACGGACAACCCGAAGCTTGCACGCGAGTACGGGACTCCGTGTCCGTTCCGCGTCAAAAAGACACTGCGTCTGTTTGACATGTCGCACAAAAACATAAAACTGTTGTTCAAGATTGGGGGTCTGAGCGAGTACGCCAAGTCGCTGATCCAACTGGCCTTCGGGACCGGCACGACCCTCCGCCGGCAGGTGTCGGCGCTCAAGCGTCTGACGGGCGACAACGATATGCCCAAGGCGCCGGCCGGCGCAAGAGGTCAACGGGCCAGCTTTAAAGACATCGATCGCAAGCTCGACCTCGTGCTGATGAAGGAGTTTTTTGGCAAGGTGGGTTACGACGGGTACTATGCGGCGGGCAAGCGCACGTCCTTCCACAACGGCAAGTTTTCTTCCGAAATTATGATTACAAATGCGTACCAGAAGATCGAGCGGTCCGGCCAGATCCGCCTTCCAGTCGCGTCTACCCGGTCTCTGAAATTTCCACAAACTATTTCTAAACTGTTTCTCGAATATTGTCGGAAGACCACCACACTGACAAAAACTTACAAAGAGTTTTTTATTTTTTGTACTGGTGGACAGGCACTCAACCTGTATATGCACCGGCTCAAGGGCCAGGCCGTCCCGGACTTTGTACGGAAGACGGCTGACTTTGACCTGAGTTTCGCGGTGTCCAAGCCGCTCACGTCCACCCCGGAGGTGGTCAAGCGCATCGAGCTTATGCGCCAGATTATGATCCGTCACATGAATGGCTTTATCAACTTTATCAACCGCCACTACGCGGGCGCCAACGCCAAGCTGCGCGTGACCCGTGTGTACCGGACAATAACGACCCACCCGGCCGTTCAGGTCCCGGCGACCAACCGGCGCGTCTACAGCGTCTTTACGTGGCAGGTGGCGCTCGGCAAGACGGTCATAGACGTGGCGGACACGGCGCTGGCCGTTTACCCCGGCATCAGCGAGGACTGGCTGGCGCCGCACATGGACGGTGTGCCGGTACAGAAGATCAAATACCAGTTCCGCGACCTATTGGCGCTCCTATCGGGCTCCTTTATGTACCCTAAACAGATAATAGCGTGGCGCAACCCCTTGACGGGCGTGAAAAAAGACAAGGGTATGAAGGATACCAGGCGGTTATCGGCTGCTATGGGCCTAGTCGAGCGCAACGCGACTACGCGCAACCTCCTAAATGTTAGCAGACCCTTTGTGAACCGAATTATGAACAAGAATTACAGGGGTGCCAAGGGGTATGCCCAAAGGATCGATGGACTGTTGAAAAAATGAGTTTTGTGTCCAGCACGGGCCCGAAAACGACAGTACTTTCAACCAAAGAAACAACAACGATGGCCGCCCAGAACTTCGCCGATGCCCTCCAGGCTCTGGTCGCCCACCGTGACACCCTGTTCCTGACTCGTATTGCCGAGGACTATAAGCTGGACCTTGAGGAGCTCAAGGGCAAGTACACAGAGACTTGCGCTGTGGCCTTCAAGGTGCCTAAGAAACGCCAGGCCAAGGTTACTAAGGTGGCCGAGCCGGGGGCGGCCCCGGCTGCTGCTAAGTGCTGCGCTACTACTGCTAAGAAGGAGCAGTGCAAGTTCAGCTGCCTAACTGGCGAGGTCTTCTGCAAGCGTCACCTGAACGCCTCGCAGAAGGAGCCCAAGCCGGCCAAGGAGCCCAAGGTCAAAAAGACTAAGAAAGTGAAGGAGGTCCCTATGCACACCCACAAGATGGATGGTGGTGTGCACAACGACTGCGAGCTCTGCAAGAGCCACGGGAGCCCGGCCCCGGCTCTGGTCCCGGCCCCGGCCCCGGCCCCGGCCGAGGACTCCGAGGAGGAGGACTACGACGCCGAGCTGGCTGCTATTGAAGAGGCTATGAACGAGGGCGAAGGCTTCGAGACCCCGCGGGTCCGCAAGCCGGTCTTCGAGGAGGACAGCGACCTGGAGGCGGAGTGAACTAGTTACCGGCGGGGAGTATGGGACACTTGGAGGTCATAAGCAAATATAGCGTGTAAAGAGTCAACAGTACCATAACAACACTGAACGTGTGCGTGCAGGTCATAGTCTTACCGTCCGGGTCACACATAGTCCCCTGAGCCAGGCTCCCAACGAAGCAAGCCAGCAGGCCCATCAGCAAAATGACGGCTTTGGATGCGGGCATTTAATATAGGCCACGAATTTTTCCCACGCGGCACATGGTCACCAGCCACAACGCAAGCATCGCCATCCATAGGAAGATATTTTCACCCTCTCTCGTCTGGAACTTGTACACGGGTTCGAACAGGCGGCCCATAAACGTCTCGCCCGTCTCCTTGCCAGTTATGCCGGCCTCGATCTGAGTCAGCATGCACGTCGAGTCGTTGAGGTACCAGTGAAGTAATATGAAAGGAACTATAATAGCGTGAATCTCTAGTAAGTCCTTTTGTCCCAAGAATGGCACTAGTACTATGAAAATTACTAGTAGCGCGTGCAGTATATTAATAAGCAGCATCCCTACGAAACAAAAAGAAAAAAAGTTTTGTGTTCAGCTTGTAGGCGTGGGTCAGGGTCTGTTTAACCAAAAATGTTCAAGCGCCCGAGCTTCCGTCCCCACGGCTGCTACAGCGTTCCCCGCCCGGTTCCCTACGGCGCCACAGGTATAGTCGCGGCGCTCGCCCGCCAGAGCGACCCCCTCCCCCCTCCCCCAAAGATGTGGCGTCCACCCCTGGACGTCGAGGCCTACTTCGACATGCTGCGCAAGCGCGGCGAGGACACGTCAGAGTACGAGCGGCTCGCGGCCGAGTTCCCCTGGCCAGAAAGGGCACCGCCCAAGGCCAAGGCTTCGAACCTGGACCTCGCGCCGCTCGAAGAGCTCTTTGACGGCGCCGACGAGATGCCCGAACTGCCAGAGTACTATAGGGCTCTGCGCAAGTGCGGCTACTCGGAAGAAAAGCTAGCGGCCATAGAGGCGCACTTTGCGCACCTCGAGGCGACTAGCGACCAGCGCCAAGAGGCCCTGGACCTTATCTTCGCCCGCTGGCCCTCTGCTGGCAAGCCGGTCAAAAAGGTGATCAAGGCAGTTAAGAAAAAAATGGCACGGTAATAGTAAGGGGAATGAGCTGCGAAGTGTGTATAAGCAAATTCAACCAGACAACTCGAGCCCGTGTCTCTTGTCCTTGGTGCGACTATGCGGTCTGCCGCGAGTGCACCGCCCAGTACATTTTCAGTCTCTCTGGCGACCTGCAATGCATGAGCTGCAAGCGCGAATGGAACCGCGAGCACCTCTGTAATTTCTTCCCCAAGCACTTCATGACAAAAACTTACAAACAGTTTCGTGAGAATGTTTTGTTCGAGCGCGAAAAGGCGCTCATGCCGGCGACGCAGCCACTGGTCGAAAAGGAGATTAAGATCCGTGCGGCTTTGGCGGCGGCTGCCAAGTTTGACAAGGAGAAAAAGCTGGTTGGCGCCAAGATCAACCAGCTGGTGACAATTCCGAACGAAGAGTTTTGCCGCGAGTACAAACACCAGTTCACCACCAACCTCGCCTTGCGTCTCGCCAAGGTGGAGGCGCTTCGTCCTCTGAACCTCGAAAGTGCTCGGCTCGGTATGGAAATTAGCATCCTTGAGGGCATCGCGAACACCATTCGCACAACGAGCGACGCCGTCACGGCTGAACGCGCGGCGTTTGTGCGCGCGTGCCCGGCTGCAGAGTGCCGCGGGTTCCTGTCGACTGCTTGGAAGTGCGGCCTCTGTGAAATTTGGGTCTGCCCGCAGTGCCACGAGATCAAGGGTCACGACAAGCACGCGGAACACACGTGCGACCCCAACTCGGTAGCGACGGCCGAGCTCCTGGCCAAGGACTCGAAGCCGTGCCCCAAGTGCGCCGCGATGATCTTCAAAATTGACGGCTGCGACCAGATGTTCTGTATGCAGTGCAAGACGGCGTTCAGTTGGAAGACGCGCCGTATCGAGTCGGGCCGCATCCACAACCCGCACTACTACGAGTACATGCGGGCGCGCGGCGACTTGCCTCGCGAGCCCGGCGACGTGCCTTGCGGCGGTATGCCTGGAATGCAACAAATTATGGCGATGCTCCGGTCACGCGCGACGGACAACCCCAAGATTGAGCTCGTGTCGCGCATCCACCGGATGCACGGACACATCGCGTACCACGTGATCCCGCGCTACCAGTTCAACCGCCACCAGTGCAACGAGGACCTGCGTGTCAACTATATGCTGGGTGAGATAAATGAGGCCGACTTCAAGTTTCAGATCCAGAAACGCGAAAAGGCGCTACAAAAAAAGACGGAGATCGCTGGCGTCCTGCACACGTACAACGACATAACAGGCGAGCTCATCCGCGGGGGACTTGCTGACGTGGACAAGTTCCTCACAGAGATGGTAGAGCTCGCAAAGTTTACAAATGCAGCGCTACATAAGATAGCCAAGCACTACACCTGTGTAGTACCGCAAATAAACGAAAAAGATTTTAATATTTAATAATATAAAATGACTGTTGTGGATATTGTGATATTCGCTGCATCCCTTGGCTTGATGGGCGCCGCTATTTGGGCCGGTACATGGTTCATAAAGGGTAATGCGCTCTCGAAGGTGATGGGCGCCACGTGTTTTTTGGCGGCGGCCGTGTGCCTTTATGTGGCCGGTCGTGGCGGCCTCTACCTGTGGCGGACGTACAGACAGGGTTCAGGTGGCGTCGTGCAGAACCCACTGGTCGCTGCCAACGCCGCCACCGCTCAAGCGGTCCGCAACGCTCAAGCTTTGCGTGCTGGGTTCGCCGGCGCCAATGCGCGTGCGGTGAATGCCGGTAATAACGCTGCGCGTGCGCTCCGCGTCAACAATCCCAACAATTCTATTCAAGTGGCCGTGCCTATTCGTCCTCCTCAGTAGGCTCCTCCTCTTCAGCGTTGAGGGACTCCTCGATCAGCGCGGAGGCGCGCGGCACCGGCACATCCTCGTCATCAGTCACGAGATCGGGGACGGAATCGGTCTCCGACTCGGCCACGGGCTCGGCCACGGGCTCGGCCTCGCCTTCCTTGACGATAACCCACTTGACGGCGCCGTCCTTGACGATGCGCACGAGGCCATTCGACACGCCAACAAAGTGGCCTCCGTCGAACGGGTTGAGGATGGTGCCGTCGCTCTCGATGTCGTACTCGAAGTCGTACTCCGGGCCACTGTGGGCATCCTCGCGCAAAAAGTACGCGTAGTGACGCACGCACAGACCGGTGGCGACGTTGCGGATGTGGTTGGGCTGCTCCAGCTCATAAACGGTCGCCTCGGCGGCATCCACGAGGATGATCGCGCCTGGCGTCTTGGTAGAGTTCCAGAATAGACCAGAGTCGGGGTGCTGAATACGGAAAGCCATATACAATTTGCATAGAAAAACTTTGTTTTGTGTACGGCGCGGGTCGTCAACCCCCGCTGTACCCAAGTCAAATGGCCTGTGAGTGCAAGCACTGCCTGAAGGCGCTCGTGCCGTCTGCTGACCCCTGGGTCCGCAAAGTGCGCGCTATGATCCGTTCAGGAAAGCTGGTGCACGTCGATACCACGCGCGATGGGCGGGCGGTGTACCGCGAAATTTAAAATATTGTTTTGTTTTCATCACCTGTCACCTTTAAGAGTCTCCTGGCAATGGTAAACACATTCGTTGTGTCGGCGGACCTTGAGGCCTGCGCCAAGGCGCTGGACTATCGCCGCCTCGGCAAGCAGCGCGTGGAGGCGTACCAGCTATGGCGCGCGCTTATGGGCATGACCAAGGGTTGGGTGCACCACCCGGCGACCCTGATGTGGAAGGGCCACACGTGCTTCCTGGCCAAGTACTGCAACACGATGATCATCGAGTGGCAAGCGCGTGGCTACAAGAATAACATGGCGCTTCTGCCCACGTGCCAGAACCCGCGGCCGCCTTGGTGGTGGGGTTGGGAGCCGGTCATCAAGTCACACCAAGCGTCTCTGAACAGAAAGATGCCCGAGTTTTACCACTTTGACGTGGGGCCCTGGAAGGACTGGGGTTACGTGTGGCCGAGCAAAGTTCCAGAGCGTCTCAGGTTGTTGGACGTCGGGCCAGAGCACTTAGAGATTGAGTGCACATGAAAAGCAAGCCAAAATGTACGCCACCATCGGTCCCCTCACGTCCATGGACTTCATTCCTCTGATGCCGGCCCCGGGCGTCCGTGACCTCGAGGATATGCCGGCGCCGACCTCTGACGTTGGGTTGAACGAGCGCCCTCTGCTCATCACCTGGACGTACCGCGGATACCTTCTGTACCTCGAGAATGGTGCATCCGTGTACCGTGACAGCTCCACGTCCCCTGGCGGGAACGGCCTCCTCAGCGGGCCGACGGGTCCCGAGCAGTGCATCATCACCTGGCGCGGCAAGGCGCACCGTGCAATTGTGTACTTTGATAGTAATGTGGAGCCCCAAGCGCCGCAAGCTTAACCCGCTCGGTGAGGACGTGTACCTGAACCCAGACGGTACCGTGACTCGCGATGAGGACAAGATAATAGCCGCTCAAAGAATATTTATTCACAACTATTATTCACCAAACGGCCGGTGGTTCATAGAAAAAAAAGAGTCTTGGGGCCAGCAGGCCTCAACCGACTTTGACTAAACAAAACACAAAACAAATGGCGGCCGTCACCTATGCTTACCAGGCTTTCTATGGCGGCTACGCCACGCCTACTCAACTATACTATGTCGACTTTGCCGATAAAGCACTGGCCGAGATTGACCGGATCCGCGACCTTACGGATCCGGTCAACCGCCGCAAGTTGCGCACCTTGGCCGAGACTATGTGCAGCAACTATATGAGCGAAGACTTGGACGATCCCATAATCCAGTGTTATGTGAGCAACTCTGAAGAGACTCACAAGCCTCTGCTCGAGCTCATCGAGTCACTGGTGACCCCCCCGGACCCCTGGGAGTAACCGGGTTTTGTGCACAGCGCGGGCGGGAGCGCGCCTGCCCTTTCAGAATGGTATTTGTACTGGTGGCTGCTATAGTCGCTTGGGTCTCCGGTACCACTTACATAATCAGCACAACACAGACCGAAGGATGGATCTAGAAAAGTGGTGGAAGGCGCGGTACGTCACCGAGCTCAAGATGCGCGCCTCGCGTCCCACGGGTCGCTTGGCTATGATCCACTCTTGGCGGCTCGGACCGGACATCAGCATCTGGACCAGCCTGCCAGGCGAGACGCCGCCCACTCTCAAGGGCGCGGACGCCAACGCTGCGTGGGAACGCTGTGACAAGACCAAGGCGCAAGAGCTCCACGCCAAGTGGACGCACGTGTGCACGGACCCTTACTACTGCCCTATGCACGGCATCGGAAGTGATTAAAATAGTGTAATATAGTAATGAGTGAACCCTTACTTAAAGTCCAGGAAGGTGGGGGGTGTTGGTTCCACGCGCCGCTCAACGGGTGGCTTTTGTCCGAGCGCGGGTGCGAGGTGATATCTGCTATGCTGGCGCAGTACAAGTCTAAACATTCTATAAACACTTCAGCCAACTTGCCGCACGGCGCCATCTGTCCGCAGCGTGGCCATCTACCACTCAACTACTTTTGGCGGTATGTAAACCTGATGCTTAGCAATAACAGAACCAAGAACCCTTCCAACTTCATTTCAAATTTCATAATAAAGAATACGGGTCTGAGGCCGATCCCGGGTGTGAGCGCCAACATTAATTTGAAAGACTTATATGACGGTTACAATATCAATACTCACGCCCGAATTGAGTTGGCGCGCGCAGGTGTCAATTCCATCAATAATTTGACGCACGAAAGGTTGAACGTGGTGACCTCCGCCCCTCTTAATAAACTCAAGAGGTGGGTGAACCTTTCACCTAATAATAAGCTCAAGGAGATCAATATGATCAAGGCTAAGATACGTAGCAAGCACACTTTCAGCGGCGATGATCGCGATATACATAGGTTTCATAGAATATTGTTCGGCGATAATTATAGTGAGCGGGAACAGAGGGTGAACGAAAACACGGTGGTTTTCGCAACCCCCTGGACCGGCAGCCGCTTGCGCCGCGCCATTGTGCGCAATAACATAAGGTACACATTGAGTCACGCTTGTATTTGTATGATGCCAATTGATAACAAGAAATATGGGCACTATGTTTCAGGGTTTATCCACCCTAGAATGGAAGGGGGTATGGGTATGTACGACTCTGAATTTCCCCATGTATATAGACTGGACTGGGTAACGAACCCATTGCAGATTCAAAATTACGCGATGCAATTTGGGTTGCTTTTACATAAACAGTCGTCGGTTGTCGTCTACATCCGCGATGGTGCCGCCAACTTCGCATCCGAGATCAACTCTTTGGGTAAGAGACGGAATGACGTTGCGAAATATTCAAGGATACGCGCCATCTTGGACTCTCCACATGAATTGGCCGACTACTTGGTCGCAATGAATGAATTCAGAAAATTACCTCCAAACAATAATTCTAGAAATTATATGGAAGCCAGGTCGGTGGTGGCTCGAGAGACGGCGAAAAAAGTCACCATGCATCACAAACTTATAAATCAAATATCTTCAAATAGGGCCAAGTTGGTGAATCATAGAAATGAACTGTTGAAGCCTCCTCTTTCTCGGATACCAGAGTTTTCGTCCGTATTAAACAGAGTGAATACCCTTATCAGAAAAATAAATGAGCGAAACGCCCTCGCACGCGAGCGCGCCGCCAGAACTTTTGCTGGGCACATGAAAAGAAAACGGTGATGCGCCCACCCGGCACCGGCCGCGCCCGTCAGGTCCAGGAAAGATGTGCTTCTGTTGGTGGTCCAAGCCTCCCAAGCGCTCGTGGGTGGAGGATGAGCCCATCGACCTGAGTTGGCAGAAGCACCTGTGGGAGATGGACCCGTGAAA